AGCATTTTCTTAATTTTTACTTTTGTTTTTGCAATGTTTTTTACTTTAATTTTCAGATCTTTGCAAATCAGTCTTGTGATCTGTTCAGGCGTTTTTTTCTTGAATTTGTACGTTCCTTTGCTCCTGGTCATATACAATAAATAATCGTACGCTGTATAGCTTATTGTACCTGCTTCGCCTTTTCGTTCTCTTTTTGTAACTTTTCCATGAAACTTTTTCTTGGAACTATCATAAAAACAAATAAGATCGCCTGTTTTTATGTTTGGCGTTTTTACATTCGGATCTCCTGCTGGATTTGGAAGAGCAAATTCTAAGGATCGTGCAGATGAATAAGCACTTCCTGACCACGTTACTGTATTAACCAGATCAGATATGTCATTTCCTTTCCATGTAATTTTCATACCGTTATCACCAACTTCGTTCCCTGATAAATATATCTTCCTTTACTACTGCTTCTTCTACCATGTTTTTTTGCCGCTTTTTCGATCACGCTTTTATTCTTTGCATAGATCTTCGAAGCGTTGGCAGATTTTCCTGTTTTGCTCTTGGCAATCTTTTTTAATGTATCTCCAGATCGAACGGTATATTTTATAGTCTTTTTACTCTTTGAGTTTCTTTTCTTTCCAGATTTCTTTTTTACTTTTTTCCCTCCGGATGTTTTTTTCTTTGTTTCTGAATAAGATATTGTGATGTACTCTTTTAAACTGATTGTAAATGCTGCATCTCCTGATCCATCTTCTTCTCCATACTCCAAAGATTCTATAGATACATACTTGTTAAAATCTGCTCTTCCAGTTATCACAAGTGTCGGAGTGATCTTGTTCTGTTTCCAGTCCTTTATCTTATTGATGTACGTATATGGATTTGTATTAAATCCTTTGTACTGACAAAAATCATATTCCTGAGCCGGAAAAAAGGAACTTAGCTCTACTGTTTCTAAGTTCCTTTCACCTAACAGATTTATTTCGCCTTTTCGATGCACGTTCTCTGATGTATTATTCTGCGAAGTTCCAATTTTAAAACTTGATGGCAATACCGGGAACCGGATCTTGTCATTTCCATTGTTTAACCATATTTCCATAACGTTCTCCTTATGCTGGTACTGCTTCTAGTTTGTCTGCAATTCTTTCAGCAATTTTATCAATGTCAGCTTCTTCTCTTACGATGATTGTGTCCGCAAGTTTTTCAATCTTGTAGACTTTCTTTCCTTCATTTCTCGCCATTCTGACCGAAGCATCATGCGGATATACTCTGCTTCCTCTTGGAAGATCTACAATTTCTCCACCTTTCTCATTGATCTGCGCAATTCCACCGCTCCAGTTATTTGTTCCTTTTGCTAGCATTGGAATCTTAGGAATATTGATACCGTATTGTTTTCCACCATATTTTCCAGGCACCCATGATGGAATTTTTACGCTAACTTTATTTAATCCACTGATCGCTGTATTCACAAGTCCAATCACTGTATTAAGTGGAGCTTTTGCAATACCAACAAGTGCTTCAAATGCTCCCTTGAATATATTTTTTACTCCATTCCATGCCTTTTTCCAGTTTCCAGTAAATACGCCTGAAATAAATTCTATAATTCCTTTAAATGCTGTTGTGACTCCATGCGCAACATCAATCGTCGATTTCAGCCATCCAGCATATCTTGCTACTACAAATCTCAAAACAATATTAAACGTTTTTTTAAATGCTCCAGAAAGAAATGTTGCTACTGGCCTTAAGCCACTTATAATCTTTCCTGCTCCTTTTCCTATTGTTCCAAATGCTGAACTAGCTGTCTTAGCAATGCTCTTTACAGTTGATCCTAGTTTTTTCGTATCAACGCCTGCTGCATTCAGTGCTGTGACTGCCGTTTTTTGCATATTTTTTGCTGCTGCCGTAATTTTATTCCAATTTTTGTATACCAAAACTGCAGCAATTGCAATTCCTGTCAAAATTAAAACAATTTTTCCACCCGGAGTAATTAAAGAAGCAAAACTTTCTGCCCCTTGGACAGTTTTTATCATTCTTCCGACATTCCAATACAGCGCACCAACTCCTTGTGTTAGTTTCGCGATAATCACGATCGCCGGACCAACTGCCGCTACAATCAATGCTACTTTCACAATAAATTTCTGCGTTTCTGGAGACAACTTCGAAAATCTATCTGTCAACTCGCTGAGCTTGTTCGCTGCCTTTGTTGCTGGCGGTACTACTACCTGTAATACTGCACTTCCAAATACAGTTAATGAATTTTTTACAACATTGATTGTTTTTCGAAGCTTACCCATAGATGTCTGCATATCTTGTAAAGCTTTTTCCGTTGATCCCTGAGCTTTCCCCATCTTTGCAGTCTTCTCTTTGAACGTTTCATACTGGCTTCCAGTCAGTGCCAACGCTGCGGTTAATGCTCTTGAATTGCTAAAAAGCTGAGCCATCTTATTTGACTGCCCACCTGTTTCTTTCTGCAAGATTTTCAGCACTCCCTGCATTCCTTCTGCTTTTATCATAGCCTGACCATTTTCATAGCCGTATTTCTGCATCAGTTTGCTCATGGATTCTGTTGGTTTTAACAAACCTGTGAACAACCCTTTCATCTGTGTTGTAACTTCCGCAGTATTGCCAGTAACACCTGTCAAGGTTGCCATAGATCCAAAGAGTTCTTGGTATGACACATTTAATGATTTTCCCAACGGGAATAGCGGTTGCATCGATGCCGCTAATTCTTTATAGGTTGTGACCCCTAATTTCTGAGTCTGAAAAGCCATGTCTGAGATGCTTTGTGCTGTTTTTACATTTACACTGTCATACCCCTTCATAGCAGAGCTGATCAGTGCCACGGATTCCTGTACAGATGATCCGCCACCCTTTGCAGCTTTTGCCGCAACATTGAAAATCTTTTGTGTTTTTGTTCCAGAGTCTCCAATACTGGAAATCATCTGGTAAACTCCTTCGGATATCGTATGCAGTGCTATGCCTGTTTCATTTGATGTCTTGATTGCCATGTTTTTATAGCTTTTCAAGTGATTATGATTATCGAGCAGTGTGTTTACCTGCCCCATATCCTTTTCAAATGTGTCCGCCATTTTTCCAGAAGCGGCCATGATTCCGATAATCGGCACCGTTACCTTTTTTTCCAACGATGTCCCTACGGATTCTAAGTTTTTTCCAGTTCGCTTGATGCTATTTGCCGTTTTCTGGATCTGTCTTCCCTTCGCTTGCATTTCTGCGGTTGCTTTGGAAAGCGGAGAGGAGAACTTATCCACTAAACGCAACGTTGCATCTACAAATCTATTTGCCATTTAGTTGTTCATTCTCCTTCCTTATATCTTCAATCTCCTGATGCACAAAAGCAGCCATGATCATTTGCTCATGACTGCTCATTTCTGTAAAATCTCTTGGTAAAATATTATGAAGACGGAATAACCAGTACATGGTATTGATCTCTCCGTCTTCGTAAATTAGTTTTTTACATCATTCTCTGTTGCTTCGTCTTCCTGGTCCTTGTAAAAATTATTGATTGCATCTGAGATCTCCTGTATCTCTCCATCAAACAATAATTCAGCTAAGTCTTTTGGTGTTGCTGCTCCAAAATGTTCTAAAAGTCTTTCATCTTTTAGGTTTGGTTCTTTTACTCCGTCCATCAATACAAGGAGATCTGAATCATGTGCATTTACCAGGAGTAAGTTTCCTTTCTTGTCCAATGTATTTAATGCACGTTCTCTCAGCTTTCTTTCTTTGACTTTTCGCAGCGTAATCTCTCCATCTCCAGTCAGTCGTTCCATGTTCTTACTGTGATATGTTTTTGTACATTCTTTTGTCAGTTCTTCTTTGTCTACGCTTAATAATTTATCAATTAAATTCATTCTTTTTCTCCTTCTAATCGTCGATTGTATCCAGCATTTCGGCTGTTGTAAATGTAAATGGAATACTTTCTTCTCCTAACTTGTTTGCTTCCCAGTCAACAAGTTTCACTTCGTCGAACGTACAATTCGTCAATTTAACTCGCTCATTTCCATTCACTGTCGGATCATCTAAGTTCGAAATAATCGTGCATGGTGTGTTTTTTCCATTTTTGATATCTGTCAGAATTCTTTTTTTGAAATAAGATGAAGCGTGATTTAATTTCAGCGTTCCGCTTCCTTCGATACCTGTTACTTTTTTTCCTGAATTCAATCTTCCTGTCTGCGGTACGTCTGTTTTTGTAAATTTGATTGTTGCTTCCAGTGCTGTTGCTTGTGCCATATAATCATTATCGACCCATACTTCTCCCCATGAGCCGTTGATTACGTCATTATCTTCAAATGTCTTCATTTGTACCTCCTAAACTACAATGTCTATATTAAAGTTTTCCATTGCGTCAAGAATTCCCATCTGTGAACTTAAGAAAACATTTTCCCCAGTAAGCGCTTTTTTGATCTGATCTTCTGTCATGTTCACAGTGTCTTCGTTTTTGCTCTCTAGGTATTTCTTGTTTCCTTCGATGTCAATTTCGATTGACGCACTTGATAAAATTGTTCTTGATACAAGTCCATCCAAATATTCTTGGCAATTCGCTAATAGTAAGCATTTGTTGTCATAATTATTCGGATACTGCCCTAACCAGTTGTTTTTGATCGTATCTGTAAGATCGGTCGAAACGTGATCCATCACATCAATCATCTTTATTTTTTTAAAATCATCTGTTTTTGTATCTGATACAGTTGTTAATGAATTGATGCCCCTTGCAACACGGATGTAATCACCATCCCTAAACACAATAAACTCCCCTGCATCAATCTTTTCATCCATTTCTTTTTTGGATAATTTTGTACAGCTTTCTGCATCTTCCAGAACTGTGTACGTGCAGCTCATTGTAAGCGGTGTTCCTGCAAGGATTCCTGCAATCCTTGAGCAAAACTTGTCAGCATCATATTCTTCTCCACTAATCGTCACACTTTCAGTCGTGTAGTTGATAATTCCTTCATCGTTCGCTGTTGTATTTGCAAGAACTGCCTTTACTTTCTTTCCTGATTCTCTTTTTTCTTTGATCCATTTCGTTACTTTTGCTTTCTGATCTTCCTGTAATGCTGATCCGAATGTAAGATAATCGAATTTTACATTGTCTAGTTCATCCAGGATCGTATCAAGATCTGCATATTCAGACTGTCCAAAAAAGCAGATTACTTTCTGCGGCTTTTCTCTTCCACCTTCCATTGCAAACTGGATTTGTATTTTTGCATCTTTTGCAATCGAAGCATCCAGATCATCTCCCGGTCTGTATTCTTTCGGATTCATTCCAGAATTATTTGCAAGGACTAAAGCAACAATTCCGTTGTCATTTCTCTGTTCAAATGTCTTTGCAAGTTCTCTGAATATAATGTTAATGCTTGGCATTCCCATTGTTTAGGTCCTCCTTCATTTCTAATTCTTTCATTAGCGGTGCATCCGATGGCTTGTATAAGTCGTCCAGGAATTCTGAATCAAATGTGATCCGTGGAACATTTCCACGTTCTCCGGTGTATTCCATTCCAAAATTCATGATCGGAACCTTTTTCTTTTCCGTCTGCATCGCAAATAAAAAGATTTGCTTTATTTTTTCAATATCTTTCAATACTTTGATTTCCTGTCCATACTCGCCTCTTTCATGCATAAGAACAATTTCTACAGCGTAACGCTGTTGATACCTGTTTTTCGTGTATAGCTCTCCATTTTCCGTGATTCGTACAAAGAAACACGGATATTCCATTTGTTCTACGACTCCAAATTCGTAACATGGATAATCAAAGTTCTCATTTAATGCGGCTACGACCGCTTTTTTCATGTCATCAATCGTGATCATAGTCCTGCATCATCCTTTACTCTTTGTAAGACTCTTCTTAGTCGTTCTTCGTGCTTTCCGCCCCAGTTTTTCAGAACTGCTGATACAATTCTTTTTCCTGGGACAAAGCCAACACATTTACCACCATTTTTGAGTTTTTTCCCATTCTTTTTAAATGGCGTTATGATCTCATGACCATTTTCAACCAGATGCCAGTGCGGATTTTTTCTTCCCTCTGCCATAAATTCTTCCAGGATTACACCATTGATATGCTTTACTGGTCCTAATCGGAATCCTTTTGTAAGATTTCCTGTGTGTTTATCTGTAGCGGATAAAGCTTCTTTTCTTACAGCCTTGCTGAATTCTCTTCCTTCTTTTTTTAGTTCTTTTTCTGCATAATCCGGATACCTCTTTGCTACTTTCTCCAGACTCTCTCGTAATTCATCGAACGTAGCAGTGTCGAATTCAAAATCAATTTCATCTGACATCGTTTTTTTGCTCCATTGTGTCCGAATCGGACACCGATTCTTTTTCTTCTGGTACATCTTCTACTAATCCAAGTTTTTTCAGATCATTTACGACTCTTCGATCGTCACATTCTTTGATCTCATCTTTTTTCATGTTAAATGTACCTACAAATGTTGTTTTCGCTCTTATTTTCATCTTCTACAGCCTCCGCATGCAGTATCAGAAATCTATCCGCTTCGTTTTCATTTTCTACCGAATCAATTCCATACATTTGATCCTTGTATCGAATTTTCATGTTTTTATCAATTCCTTTTCGATATCTGATCGTAAATTGCATTTCTTCCGTTGCTTCGTTTTTCAGAAGCTTGATTGATTCGGAAGATCGGATCAGGCGAACTTTTGCCCATACTCTGGCAATTAACTTTTCTTTTCTGATTTTTTGTCCAAGTTCATCCTTATCCCATCCAAAACCATAGATCTCTATTTTTTTATTCATGTCTCCGATGTTAATCATCTTCATCCTCCGAATAATTTTCCAATTGTAACTGCAATAAGATCGTTCTTGCAATGTACGAAATTTTCTCGTTATTCTTTGTTTCCAGGATAGATCGGTTATCATACAATTGCTGCATGATCAAAAACAGTGCAAGTTTCATTCTTGCACTGTTTTCATCAAACTTTCCAACTGCTGCCGCCACTGTTTCACATGCTGCATCAAATGCAAGATTGAATACGACATCGTCTTCTTCAACCTTTAGATATTCGCTCGCTTCTTCAAGAAGCTGTGAACGTACATCAGCATCCATTTATCATCCTTTCTGAGCTGTGATAAACTCTTCAATGATCTCATCTTTCTTTGTCTTTGTAATTGTGTAGCTCTTAGTTGTTGCAAGCTGTTTAATTTCGTCTACAGTCATTGCTTCCAGTTCTGATCTTCTGTATTTTTTTGTTGGTTCTGAGATCTGATCTGCCGGAATTTCTGCTTTATATACCGCCATATCATCGACGATCTGGCAGTCTAATCGTTCACGTACTTTAATTCCAGTCTGGTCTTTACTCCATAAATCTCCTGCTTCTGTAGAAATTCCGATTGTAAGCTTTTCTCTGTCAAACAGTGTGATCGCTTCTTCAAAGTTTCCGCAATAAATCGGCACCTTTCCAGTAGCTCCATTTTTGATCGTCTTATTAGACATAACTGCAACCGGATATGTGCCGAATAATAATCTTTTGGACGGATTTGTTACATCTTTCTGTAAGATGTAATTTCCTTCTTTGTCTTTTAATTTGTCTAACCAGTTAAAACCACTCTGGTTTGTTAACACTTTCGATCCTGCGACTAATGCCGGATCTAATTCGACGTTAAAGATGTTTTTCAGATCATCGACAGATGTTGCTTCAATTTCAAAACCATCCGTCATTTCATCCAATTTTTTAATGATTAGTGCATTTCTTGTTGCTTTTACTTTTCTTGCAATCCAGTTTTCCAGGTAAGAAATAATATTTTCGTCGGAATCCTCCAGCAGTTCATATGTAGCTTTTAAGATTCCACCGAATTTTTTTATCACATACTCAACTTTCTTTAAAACTGGAGTTGCAACATCAGGAAACTGGCTTTCTTCGTCTACTGTATCGAATGGAACTGAATCTGCATTCACTTCGTACACTCTGCTGCCTTTTACCTTTGTTGTGCGTTCTGTCCTTACGATCGTTTCTAAGGCATCTTCGGAACGTCTTAGTGTTCTAATCGTTGTAGAGATATCCGCTGGTACTGTTAAGCCTCCATCTTCGTCAGATCCCTCTTTCATAGCATCCAGCACTTCCATATCTTCCTTTGCAACTGGTTTCTTTTTAAACCCAGCTCTTAATGCATTTACAAGTGCAGATACTACGTTTTTCTTTCCTTTGATTTCGTTTACTTTTCCTGCTGCTGCCTGGTTCTTTACACTATCTCCTTCTTCTTTTTCCATTTCATCAAGAAGATCATACTTCTCCTGAAGCTCCTGCATTTCTTTTCTTGCATTCTTTGCATCTTCTAACTTATCCTGGGAGATCAGATTCTTGATCTCTTCTTTCTTCTGTGTAATTTTTGCTGCAATTTCTCTCTTATCCATTCTGTTTCCTTTCTCCATACTTGTTTAAGCTTTCTAATAGTTCTTTTTTCTCTTTTTCCCTTGCCTGGTACTCGCTAAAAGATTCGTTGAAAATTTCTTTTATATCCTGTCTGCTTAAAGGCCTCTGCTCATCCTTTTTCTTGGCATTTTTACCCTGCGCAGTCAGGCTTGTTGGGACATTTTTGTAACAAAAAAACATGGAGCTTCCGGCACATGCGACTGCATCGTTTGCTTCTTCGACTTTTATGTCAAATAACTCTGCTGCCTCTTCTCCGGTTAACCATGTTTCATCATTTACTTTTTGTTCAATTTCTTCTTTGTCTACCTTGGCTTTTGTCATGTATGTCTGCATTATCGCTTCCTGGCAAGTATCCAGAGATTCTGCATCCTTTCGCAGATCATCCGCATTTTTTGTTGTAAAAAAATAGCTTGCCGATGGCTTATGGATCATAACTGTTGCATTTTTAGGCATTACGATCTCATCTCCTGCCATCATAATGACGGATGCGATGCTTGCTGCTAATCCATCAACATACACTGTCTTGTGTGCATTGTTGCGGCGTAGCATGTTGTAGATTGCAATACCGCCAAACACGGAACCACCGCCAGAATTGATATGGATGTTAATGTTTTCAGTTCCGTCCAACTGATCAAGGAATTCTTTTACATCTCCCGGTGCCATATCGTCTTCATACCATTCGCTCTGCCATGTTTCGCTTACAATATCCCCATAAAAAAACAGATCCGCTGAGGAATCTGTCTGATTCTTAATCGTCATAGATCCACAAACTTTTGTGTTTCCGTCACGATCTTTGTTATAAAATTTTAGTTCTTTCAAGCACTCGTTTCTCCTTTCTTATATTGTTCTCCTGCCATTTTGACTGGAATAAAGTTTCCATTCATAAGAAGCACGTCTCCATCCGGATCTCTTGGAAGATCTAACAGTTCTCGTGCTTCATTTACCTTACGCATTCCGTTTTGAACTCCCTGAGCAAGTATTTCCATCTGTGTCTTGGAATCTGTCCTCAGGATCGCTTTTTCGTTGAATTTACAACTTTTATCTGTTCCTATGTACAATTTGTACGTTAATTCCTCTTCGTACTGTTTCAGAGGGAATAACATAGTATCAACTAAGAATGACAGCTGCTGCATTTCGCTGTTTGCATAGGACGACTTTTCATAATCATTGATCTGATTCGGCTTGACTCCGAACGCTCCTGCAATTTGCAACGCTGTATATTTCTTCAGTTCAAAGAACTGTGCATCTGTCAGCTTGTAATTTAATGGCTGTAGCTGCATACCTGCTGGTACTGGCACAATCTTTCCGGCATTCTTCGGGCCTGAAAGATACTTATCATACTTCTTTTGCAATAATTTGATCCTTGATTCATCAATTTCTCCAGAATACTGTAGTGCCATCGATGCAGTCATTCCGCCTTTGTACAGATTCGACATGTACTGTTGGCTCTGTGATGCCCCTTCTACCACATCTCCAAGCATATCTCGTACCGGGATTCCTGTTAATCCATCTAACGTCATTGACGTTTTAAAGTGCAGCACATCCATTTCTGGAAATACATACATTTCTCCATCCAGCGGATCTGTATATTGATAATAGATCTTGCCTTCTCCAGCAAATATTCCCTTGTTATCATAGATCGGTGTCACGCAATTTGACTGCATAATCCAAAGGCCTACGTTTTCGCTTCCATTCCTTGAAATTCTTCGTTGAATCCATACATATCCATTCCCATAATGATTTCTATTGTTCTCAACTGTCGCAAAGAATATAGATGGTGTCATATGTGGATTCGGTCTTTCATTTAGTAGTTTGGATGTATCGTCCGGATCTGCTCTAACCTTTCCTTTGCTCCCTTGCCATTCATAAACCTTAATTGGCAGTTTCCCCATTGTTTCCGATAAGATTTTCATGCAAGTGTAGTAAGTTACCTCTCGCAATTCACTCTTATTTCTGTATCCAATTCCAAGCCATTCTGCAAAGTCCTCTTCTGACATTCCCTTTGTTGGAGATCCCCTAAACCAATTTGTTATTTTATTTATAATGTTTGCTGCTATTCCCATTTTTCTTCCTACCATTCATTTGCTAAAAATTCATCTAACGCTTCTTGTCTGATATTGTTAAATTCGTGATACCTTGCTAATTTATAGCCACACAGCGTCGCATCTACTGGATCAATCTTCTTGGATGTTGCATCCTTATCGATCTTGATCAGTCCATTATTTTTTTTAATCACCGCATTACTCATTGAGTAATTCAAAACCGGATTATACAAATAGCATACAGTTCCCATGTACACTTCTTCCCTGAATCCCTCTGTTGCTTCATTCAAGGATTTGTGGCTCTGATAAACTTCTTCAACAATATAGCCTTCATTCGATAAATCAATCATGATCTTACTTGCATTTGCCGGATCAAAGCATAATGTCTGGATATCCAGTTCATTTTCTTTGCAAAAATTAAGAACGTAATCCATTACTACGTTTTGGTCCACGATTTCGCTATTTGTTATTGTTATGAATCCTTGTCTTTCCCATGCATCATATGGAACTTTATCCCTGAATACTCTTTCCATTAGTTTTTCTTGGTTTGGAATAAACGAATGAGATAATACAATGTATTCTGTGATTTCTCTTCCTGTCTGGTCCAGTTTCCCATTTCTATACGGAATCACAAACGCTACTGACGTTAAATCAATTTTGGAAGACATATCGAAGCCAACATAAACTGGCTTCCCTTTGATGTCGATCGGAAGTTTTTTCACTTCACATTTCTTCCATTTTTCCATATTCATGTAGCCATTTTCCTTCTGCTGTACCCACATGTTCAGCATTTTTGTTAAAAAGGCTATCATTTTTTCTGGAATTACCTTTGCGATCTCGTAATCTCCACGGATTTTTTCTCGCCCGGCCGGATATGACATTCTGATTGGATTCGCTTTCTTCCAGTTTTCTTCATCTCCAATATCATCTCCCTGGTCAATTTCCATGATGTCAATCAGATATGTATCATTTTCAACATCAATATTAGAATCTAACACCTTGCTGCAGTAATCGTATTCCTGTGTATAGCAAGGATACGTCAGATCCATTCCAGCTGTTGTGATGATCATCAACAAAGATTCTTTTGTATTCGATCCAAGTCCAAGGTCAAGAAACTCTGTTGTTTTGTGCTGGTGGTACTCGTCTACAATCAGCCCGGCTGGGTTCGTTCCGTCTCCAGTTTTTCCATCTTCTTTTGACAATGCTTTTATATAGCTTCCTGTTTTTACATGTGTGATCGCATTATTTGTAAGTTTAAACTTCTTTCTCAATGGCGATCCGTTCAGCATCAGTTTTGCTTCTTCAAATACGATCTTAGACTGATCTCGTTTCACACCTGCTGTATAGTATTCATAAACTTCTTTATTTTTTGTTGCCTGCACAGAAATCTCATACAATGCAACGCCTGCTTCTTCCTGGCTCTTTGCGTTTTTTCGTGCAACCTCTATAAAACTTTTCTTAAACCGCTTATACCCATCCTCTTTTCTTCTCCAACCATACAATTGGCACAAATGAAACTGCTGCCATTCTGTCAGCTTGATCGGCTTTCCTGCTAGGACTCCTTTTGAATGTCGCAGTAAGCTAAACCATTTGATAATTTTTTGTGCTTCCTGGTCGTCCCAGTAAAAAGAGGCTTCCCCACTTTCTTCCCTTTTCACATCTCTCAAGAATCTGCTGCATGCCTGTTTATGCTTCTTGCAAGAGATTATATTTCCGCTAATGCAGTCGGTTGCATACCTGATCAGCCTGTTTTTTACTGTCATATGTCACCGAATTCATCATTGATCTCGTTATCAATGCCTTCTCTCGCAATCGTTGCCGCTTTCAGTCTCGAATCTATCGTGAGTCCACACATCGATGCGAACTTCCTCATCTCCTCTGAATACATTTTTTGCAGATCACACAGTGGATTTTTAACCAAAATTTCGCCATTTTGAGTCGGTTTTTTAATCACTTTATTCTCTTTTTTGAGCTGTTTTGTAACTGAAATATAGTAAGAAAACGCATTACAATAGCACCCCAGGTTGTTCACATCCAGGTTACCGATCACATCAATTTCCATTTTTTCGAACTCTTTTACAAGTCTTTTAAATTCATTTTTAGCCCTGGCATCAATGAGCCAAGTTGGCGGTTTTGCTAGGGTTTCCTTGCCTGTGAGCACAAGTCGTTCTTCCAGTTTTTTGTCTTCCTGTTGTGCAACTGTCAGATTCCCTTTTTGTATTGCAAGTGGTTTTCGTTTGCGTGGCATTTTCTCACTCCTTTCATTTTTCAAATTTTATATTTAGAATTTTGTGAAAAGAAATCTAGGGCGTGCGGTCTATAGGAATGATCAAAACAATTTGACCACCCCTCCCACCTCTGAATTTTCCTTTTTCTTCCATTTCTCTTTGTATCCAAGAAGCAAGCGGATGATCTCTTCTTCTCTTCCTTCTCTCATCGCTTTATGCACTATGCCGTGACTCTTGTCGCTTAACGCTATAAGATTTCCTCTGTCTAGTCTCTTCGCATAGTCTGTCGATATCGGAACAATGTGATGAACCATTGTCGCTGGTATGAATTTGCCATCGTGATAGTATGCATAGAGATCTATGTACATGTAATGTGTGAGTACATCTTCCTTTGTCAATCTCCAAGCTTTTGTCTTGTAGAATGCAGCGCGTGTCTTGTTCCTTCTGTGCTGATCGTAGTCCTTATCTCGTTCCTTCTTCTGCTGCCGTCTGATCTGCTTAATGCATTCACATGTTGTACCGGATGGAATTCTTTTCCCACATTTGCTGCATCGTTTGTATATTGGCATTACATCACTTCCTTCTACTGGACCTCCAGGGACTCGAACCCTAGACCGATCGGTTATGAGCCGACTGCTCTGACCAACTGAGCTAGAGGTCCATATAATAATAAAAAGGAAACAAGATCTGCTGCCGTATGGCTTACATTCTCGTTCCCTTTTTAATTCATGCTACTATAATAGCACTTTAAATTGTATGTGAGTCCCTCTCTTTCCTTTATTTTCTTTATTTTACATTTCTTTTCATTTTAATTCTTTTATCGAATCATCTATATATGCTTCGATTGTCGTAAATCCTCTTCTATTGTCATACCCCTTTCTTTTCAATTCCGCTCTTACTTTTATTAATTCTTCTTTTACTCCTTCTAGAGCAATTTTAGCTCCAATCTTCATATCTTCGTTCATATTCTTCTCCCTTCTTAATTGTCTAATTTCTTTGATAAGATGTAGTAAAACTTTCTCCTCTTTTCGTAGAAGTAGTTCTTTCCGGCTGGTATATTCATTACTGTCTTCAGATACTTATATGTTATTCCTTCTTCTGTTACTACTTTGAGTATGTACTTGTACAGCTGCTGATCTGCTTGCTTCGCTGACTCTTCTATCATCTTGCAATTTTTCTTCGCCCATGCTCTTTTGATTGCCAATTCCTCTGTTACACTCTTTGTTACTCCAGATCCTGTTGTATCTCCGAACTTAGGACTACCAACAGTATTTGTTTTGTATCTAAGAATGTCCTTAAATTCTTTGTATCTCATTGCAAAATGATACGCTTGATAAAACGCGTGATTGCTTATGTCCCATTTCTTCTCTGATACCGGTCTTATATTCTGCATCCTATCTCCTCCAGTCGACGATCTGCTACCTTTTCCGTCCAAATTTTTTATTCATCGCTTTTCGCCTGTAATATTTTAGTTTCGTTTCCGAATAGAATTTATTCTTATCTTCTTTCTTCTTTTCTCTTATCGCCTGCATACTTAGTTTCCATGCAACAAACTCTGTACACTTTCTTCTGCATTCGACTCGCTTTTCTCTTTCTCCTCCGTGATCGCATTTAATGCACGGACAATCTTGCTGTCCCATTTTGTACCACTCCTTTTGTTCAATTCTTCCGGCTTCTTTTCTTCCTCTTGCATTTCTATTTTTTGCTCTATTATCGTCATTTTTTCCCATACATTATCTATTTCTTGTTTTGTTAATGTTGTTCCAACCGAAACTGCCATTAATACCGTTAATATTAAAAACTTTAGGCTTTCGTAGACATTCTTTTTATAAGCATAATAAAAATGCATTCCTGCATTTATTACCATTACTGTACTAAGTACTTTTATTAATAAATCGTTCATTTTGCCTCCTAACATTCGATCTTAATTTTGCTCAATTTCCTTATCTTGTCATAAGCTTCATTTGCCAGCTTATTAACGCCTGTTATCGTCATCAACTTCCTTTGGTATCGGAATCGTTTCAAAGTCATCGCTTTCCCCATTCATAAATTTAATCAAGGCATCTTTGTTCAAGTCATCAACTTCCTTTAGTGTCGGAATCGGTTCAAAGTCATCGCTTTCCCCATTCATAAATTTAATCAAGGCATCTATGTTCAAGTCATCTATGTAGTTGTTAAGTTCCACCATTCTTTTTTCTTCGTCAGTCATTATCAATCACTTCCTTCTCACAATGAATGCAACTATCGTTATCCATATCTTTCATGAGCCTGTCCAATTCTTCACGTTCCACAGATACTCTAATTTTTACTTGGTTTTCTTTGTTTTCATGCATGATTGCATTCCCCATCATCCACATCGGTCCACCACCGCAATATGAGCATGCTTCTCCATCTTTTTTTCTTCTTTTATATACATGCAATTTTCCGCAATTTTTACACTGTATAACCAAGCATGCATTTTCTTCATCATTCCTCTTGTTCATTTTTTCCCTCCTACAATTTATTTAACGGACATCTATCACATATATCTTTACATTCCTGATCATTTCTTTTCAATTGGCACAATTTTTCCTTTCTCGTATCTGCAATATCTACCGTCTTTGCTAAGATAAGGTGTCATTTTACAATACATATCCCAATAAACAATTTTTGTTTTAGTATCATATGAAATTTCTCCTGTGATTACTTTTCGTGTCGGCAACTTATTCCCGTTATTATCTATTTGACTTGTATCACAACCTGCCAATACGCAACTCATTATTGCCATTGTAATTACGATAAAATGTATTTTTTTCATGTTCTCTTTCCTCCATAGTTGATGCATTAATTGATATATTAGTTGTTCTTTAATAATTACTTGATCTTAATGACTCTCTGCCCTCTGTCGTACTGACTAAGTATTTGTTCTAGTGCTTTTTCTGCTTCCTCTCTTGTATTGCATGTCTTAACAGTTTTAGACATACCTCCTGTCATGTCACATTCAACATAGTATTTCTTTTCATTATCTTTGAACTGATGTTTGTAAATCCATATATCTCGTATACATTGCGTATTCACAATCGTTTTATCTTCGACTTGTATCAGCATAGATCTTCACTATCTCCTTTCCTTTTAACAAAAATGAAATTCTTTCCCATGCATATAATACTTCTTTATCTGAATCTGTCATGTTCTTCTTCCTTTTCTACTTTTTTAGTTTTAAATATTTCGATTGCCAGTACACTATTTTCCGTTCCATCTCCAACATATTCTATATTTACATCTAGTCCTTTTTCTGCGAGATACTCTGGAATTCCGAAGCTTACTCCGTGAGTGTGCATGTGAATCTTTCCTACTCTGTCTCTAATCGTTCCCATTATTTTCTTTCTCCTATTCATACCTTCCTGCTCCTGCTCCGTATCGGTGCCACGTTGCTCCTGTTTTAACTTTCTTTCTTCTTTTGTTTATCATTTTTTCATGATCGGCGATTATTATATAGCGATACTTGTTATCCCAGTACTCCAGCATTTGTGGACTTATTCCTGTTTTCTTTGCCATTGTTTTGTATGTTATTCCGTCAAACAGCATTTGAGTTACAATTCTTTTTTTGTATTCTTCACTGTATTTTTTGCGATTGTTATCGTCTACTTTTTCTAACTCTTCGTCTTTATACTGCTTTACCCACTTCCTTAATGTCAGTAAGGTTATTTTTGTTTTAGCTGCAAATTCTCTCCTTGTCATCCCTGACGCTAGTAACATTCTTACGATTCCTCTTTTAAATTCTTCTGTATACTGCATAGTTTTGTTCTCAGACAGCTTAGCTCTTTACCTGATGCAGTATTTAACCGTGATCACTGATTCTTTCTTTTTTGTCTAATCATGTTAAATCACTGCAATTCTTCGTTTGTGATTTGCAAAAAATAATAATGATTGTGTTATAAATAAACAGATACTTGGGATTGTATATTGGTCAATAGTTACTAAAAGAATCTCTCAGGTAAAGAACTAAGCTGTCTGTTCTCCTTTCTGCCTGCTGCCTTTTCTGGCAGTAGGCTAATAGATCTCATGGCTTATACATGACTTCTTTGTTTCTTATGCGTTTTGTTAATAGTTACTGTGGTATATTGCAACTGGTCACTACCAGTAGTGCATCATTTCATTGTGTCCGAATCGGACACCTTTCTTTTTCGGACCTTTTGCTTTGCTATAAACCTTTTTAGTGGCTGTCCGTTCATTTTTCTTCTGTTATTTCCTTCATTATGGACACTCCTAAATAGTTCCCTTGCTTCTCCTTTTATATTGCTTATCGCAATTTCACATTCAAGCACTTTTGGCATTTTTTGTTCTATCATCCCATATACAATTCTGCTGCCTTTTACTGCTTCTGCCTGTATTTGAACATTTTTAATGTTTGTTAATTTTACGACTTTTTCTCCGTCGGCAAATATTATTGCTTCTCCTGGTGCTTCTATTTTTTTATTTATGTGCCTTTCTCTTTCTTCTAACTTTTCTTTTATGTAGCTCTCGCATTCTGGATGTACGTTAATCGTTCCATCTTTCCTTAGTCCTGCCGTTATCTTTCTAAATGCTTCTCTGATCTTCTTTATCCCTTCGATCATTGTTCTTTCCTTTCTGCAAATTCCATACTTTCTGCCACGATCTCCGTCGTGTACACTTTTGTCCCGTCTGTTTTTGTATAGCTCCCTGTTTGGATTCTTCCTTCCAGTGCGATCTTGATTCCTTGATCCAGCCATTTGTCTGCAAATTCTGCGCCTTTGCCAAATGCAACGCAGCTAATAAAGTCTGCATCCTGCTGCCCTTCTCGCTTAAATCTACGATCTACGGCTAGTGTAAACCTTGCTATACACAGATCGTCCTCATTCCAACTTATCTCAGGCTTCCTGGTTAATCTGCCCATTAGCATTACTTTGTTCATATATCCTCCTAAATCGTGTAGGTGTCATTTTTCTTTGCTTCTATATCTGCCATTGTTTTAATGATCCCAATTATGTTTCCTTCTGCATCCATTACCACGACTATCTTTTTTTCTTCTCCTTCCATATGTACATCTGCCACTCCATACATACTATTTTTCCCGAATTTCTTTATCACACTCTGCCATATCCATGTTTTTTCTCGTCCGTAATCAATCACAGCGTTCGCAATTTCTCCGCTAAATGTAATTGATTCTTTTATGATTGTGGCACTTCTTGTTGCATCTTCTACATCGTATGGATTTAAGCTTGTTATGTCCTCATTTTTTTCATAACACTTTGGATTTAACATCATATCTTCTTCTTGTACATACACTCCATATGTTCCGTTGTAAATCAATACATGTGTTCCGTAATCACAGATACTATATCCTGCTCTGTCTTTAATCGCGTCTATTTGAACTTTATCTCGTATGTCCATATTTATTCTCCTTTTTCTTCCAATCCTAAAATACAGTAACCTTCTTCCAGGCCCTTAAAGCCTTCTAGGATATAGATCACCTGTTTTTCTGTTACTCTTCCTGTTTCTTCTCCATCACTCATCTCGTGCAGTTCCAAGATGTCCCCGATCTGATAGTTCCTGTCGTTTTTTCGCAATTCGAATGACTTCTTTCCTGTGTCTACTGCGTCAAAAAACATCTTTGCAAGCTTTAGGCGGTGTCTTCGCTCGTCTGATTCACTTCCTGGTACTTCCACCTTGTTCGTCTGTGGAATCTCCACACGTTCTGGTTCTTCTTTCTTCTCTTCTGATCGTAGTATTGGATATGTTAGATTTGCTGCCATTGTTAGCGTCGTATCTACAACTACGTTGTTATATGGATCGCTTATTTTAACTCTGCCATTTTTCACTTCCCACCATCCAGAGAAATTCAAATTTGCCAGCGCCCCTTCATTAGTTGTGCCTTCGAATCTTGCTATAAAATATTCTTTTAATTCCGATAGACTGTTTACCGCTGCGTTTCCTATATCTTCTCTTATTTTTTCTGCAAATGCTTTGATTGCAAATTCAAATCTATGTTCTGTCGGACAATATTCTGGAAAGTCTCTTTCTAGTTCCATCTGTCCTTCAATCTCTGCTTCTTCCTCTTCTTCGGTCTCATCCGCTTCGGCTTCCTGTCTTGATTCCTTCAAATTTTCTTCCTGTTGTTCTTCCAAGATGCGTTGCTTGTATTCTCTTATCTTTTTTACAGTTATGATCTTATCTGGATACCAGCTATATATTTCTTCCTGTTCATCTTCTTCCAGTCCTGCGATCTCCACCGCTGTCGAAAAGCTGATTTCCTGTTTTTCTAACAGCTCTCTCAGTTCCGGAATCAAATTGTTATTGATGCTCATTGCATTTGCGATCTGCGTTGGTTTTTTCCCAAGAATCTTTGCTGCTATGTCTCGCAGTCTTCCAGATTCCAGGTCGTATCCCATGATCTTCTCTCCTGCTGCCTTTGCATCCTTGAGCGCGTCCGTTAACAATTTGATTCGCTCTAATTCTTTCTCTGGTGTCGCTTTCCGATAGCTGTTTGAGATACATAGCTCGATGATCTCCTCATTTTTGCTTCGTGGCTTTCTGATCTGACATGTAGCTTCCCTAAATTCCTGAAGATTTTCTTCCTCTACCAGTTTCTTTAATGCTCTCCATCTTCGTTCGCCGCCGATCAGCTTGTACTCTTCTCCATTCTGGTTAGGCTCATACATAACCTCTAACGGCTGTAGCAATCCAAGAAGCTTGATCTCTGCTGCCTTTTCATCGATGCCGTTCTGATCGCTTATGTTGTCTTCGTTTGCGTAAATGTTATAGATGTCTATATCTTTCGTTCGGAATCGTGCTTTCGGCTTCTCTTCGATTCCTTCCTTGCTCTTTTGGTTCAGCACGTCTATGACGCTAAATCCTGCCATGTTTTCTCCCTCCTTTCTTAATCTATCTTCTGGAATCTTCCAGTTTTCTTATTTCTTCTTCTTGTTTTGATATATTCCTGAGCTTCATTCCATTCTTCTTCGCTCATAATTTCTTTTATTACGTTGTTATAGTCTCTCGCTGCATTGCTTCCCCCCGACATTGCTGGAATCGGCTTTTCATCTGTTTCTGCTTTTTCTGCAACGACTGATCTTCTGATTTCTGTTTTAAACATCTTATCTTTGTACATGTCTTTCAGCCATACTGCTGTTTCTTTGTTCGTTTTGTTTCCAGTTTTCATCGTCATCAAGATCTTGATCTGCTGCCCTTCGTGAATTCCTTTTGATTGATCAATCATGTCTTCAACTGCTTTGATTCCGTATCCACCTGCCTTTACTGGAATTATCAACATATCTGCTGCTTTAATCACATTTATTACTGTTATATCCAATAATAATCCACAATCGCATATTACATAATCATATTTATTGTGGATACATTCTGTTTTTAACATGTTTTCAATGCGATCTATCTGGTTGCCCTCACTGTTTAGCATTTTCGCATTTGCCTGCATCAGCCACATGTTTGCTGTTACGATGTCTACGTTTTCATATTTTGTGCGCTTGATTACTTCTTCTGCACTTTTTTCTCCCAGTATGATTCCTGCAAGTCCTTTTTCGTCCGGATCGTATGCGCCCATCGTCTGTGATGCGTTTCCTTGTGCGTCTGCATCTACTACCAGCACTTTCTTTCCGTATCGTCCCAGTAGGTACGCCAGTGACGTTGATGTTGTCGTTTTTCCAACTCCACCTTTTAAATTTCCGACTCCGATTACTTTCATGGTTTTTTCCTCCTAATATGGCTATTTATTCTTTTGCTTTTCTTTTTTCATCTTTTACCCACTTGATGAATTTCCTTTTGCATTCCATACAAGCATCATATTCATGTCTGGTTCTTGCACCCCTGCTGATAAAATCGTTTTCCGTTACCTTTATTTGGTAATACGAGTCTCTTTTTCCGCTAATAGTATTTGACACTAAATAAGGCTCAAAGAATTCACCGCATATATCACATTTCCTTGCTATCATTTTGTTTCGCCCCCTTATATTCAATTTCTTTGTAAATCTTCATCGTTGTCATTTTGTCCCCTGGCATTCTCTCCACTCCTACCTTGTATCCTTTTTCTGTAGCTTTTTCGATATATTCTTCAATGGACATTACTTCTTCTATACTGTACATATACTCTAGTATCCCTATCAATTTGATTGTTTTTACCATCTTTTACTCCATTTCTGCCATTGTTTTTATCACTTGGTTATTCTCGATCGGCATGGCATCCCATTGATTTAGCTTTACATATTTCTGTTCTTAACATGTACTGTTGTCTTCTCGCTCTACTCATTCTTTACCCTCCATCATCTATGTGCCAGGATCTGCATCCGTTTTGAACTAGAATGTACTCTACAAATTTATATCCTCTTTCTGTACTTCCTTTTCGTACTCCACCGTTGTTTTCATCGTGACGCTTGTCTATGTAGTATCCTTTTGGACTTTTTGCATCTTCTCTGAAGAAATCACATTCCCAAATCACATCTTTCTCGATGTGCGGTTGTTTTAAATTCCTGGATGGGGGAGTATGTCTTACCTCCGTATTTCTCCATCTTTTTACGTCCTTTTTCTTTTACCAGGTAGGATGCTAGTTTCCCATATTGCCCTGTGTCGTCAAGAAGCCTGATGTGGATTCGTCCACGATCCCAGCAATTTTTTATTGTTTTTGTATCCATGCTTTCGATTACCATGTGTATATGTCTTGCACCTTTATCTCCTGTTTCCAGTACATACACATACTTAAATTCTTTTCCAATCTTTTTATATTGTTTCCTTAGATCTCTGATCAGCTTGTCCTTTTGCTTTAACATCTCTTTGTACGTGTCTGGTCTTTCGTCTTTTCTGTAGGAAAATGTTATGAACATGTCTCCTGCTTGGAAGTTACAGTTTAATTTCCACCTCAGCTGCTCTGTTTGTCTTCTGATATTTACCTCTTCTTGTTCTGGTCTACTTGGCTCTCCAGTTTTTGCTCTCTTCTCCTTTGGTTTATGCTTTCGGCTATAGTACTTCTTAATTTCTACTGTCTTACCTGCGTACACTCTTCTAATCCAATATGGCATTTGTCTTTCCTCCTGGTACTGCTCGTTTAATCTATTAGTATTTACTCAAACATAATACTTTTATCGAGTTAGAAAAGCGGATTCGAACCGCTTATTTCCTTGCTTTTTTGCTTTTAATTTGTTACAATATATTTGTGGCTTTTTTTATCCACAATATGGCGTTGAAAAGGCATCCCGATCACTGTTCCGGGATGCCTTTTTCTTTTACCATTTCTTTCAATCTCTCCGGATCATCACATATGTCCTCGTATCTTCCGAGCTTGTCCACAATGTCCCCGATCGCGCAGTTATTATCTACACGGATCAAGAACATTTCCATTGATTGGATGTCCATGAACGTCTGTTTCATATAGATATGACGCAATTGGATTGATCTGTGCTGTTTTGTGATACAAATACTCTTCATCTACAAGCATCATCACTGGATACTGTTCTTCTGTTAGTGTGTATAGCCTTTTTGGATGCACAATTTCTACATTCTCACATTCTTTTCCTATCAGCTTGTAAAATTTATGTAGCTGCTCAATAACCGTTCCTTCTGGATAGTTAAGCATCAATACTCGATCACTCATATTTTTATCATCAAAAATGTCTAAATCTATGCCGTCTTTAATCAGAATCATTTTCCTTGTCTTTTCACTCATTTTCTGCTCCTTTACGCATATCTATGATCATCAATTTTCCTACTATTTCTTTTTGATCAAGCTCCAAGATATACCTATCTTTAAACTCTATATAATTAATCAGCTCATCTGCCATTCCTATAGCAGAGCCTTTCTTTACATGTTCAATGTTTCC